TGGTAGCAAACAAGATAAAATACAGCAAAGACACCGCTATACAGAAAGAAATAGACAAAGAACACGACCCCGAAAAAGATACTTCCCCGTTTGTAACAGCAGACGACCTGCCGTTCTAATTAACAAGTATAATAAAAAATAGTAACATGGTCCTATGGGAAAAAAGAAAGAACAAACAGAAATACAACCCAAACTAAACGTTCCCTTAAACTTAGATAAAAAACTAGGAATACCAACAAAAAGAAAAGCATCAAAAATATATTACACAGATCAATACAACGTAGAAAGATACCTAACAAAAAAACAAAAAGAATTTGCAGAATATTACACACTTCTTAAATACGGCGGTGTAGAATGTGTAGTTAATGCAGGTTATAATGTATATGATAAAAATGGCTTAATAAATAGAAACTTGGCTTCGTCTATAGCAAGCGAGAACCTCACAAAACCTGCAGTTACAGAGTATATTCAGCTATTACTTGATCATACGGGATTTAATGATACTAATGTTGAAAGACAACATCTCTTTTTACTTAATCAAAACATGGACTTAACAAATAAAAGGGGAGCTTTGGATATGTACTATAAATTAAAAGGCCTTTATTCTCCCGATAAGTTAGAATTATCAAGACCCTACAAAGACTTAACAGACGCCGAATTGTTAGAACTTGAAGAAAAAACAGAATAAGTGCTTGACAATATATTAACATGTTATTATAATAGACTTATTAATAAATTCAATCCTGACCATGAGTGCTTTTATAGTTGACAACAAAACAGTTAACAAGATTGTTAGCTGGATAGAGAAAAACAAGAATACACCAGACCACACCTATACTATAGGTGAATTTTACAAAGTTTTTGATACTGATAACCCTAATACTTTAGGTAAAGAGTTATTAAAGCTTAACATTAAGTCCGTTGCTGAAAGATATAACAATGGAGATGTTACAGTTTATAATGATTTACTAAATGGATATAGTTATAAGTATATATACTATGAAGGCATACCTGAAGTTGTAAAAGCCTTACATTGTTTTCATTATCAATGCGATGAAGGTTTAACCTGTAGTACAGATCAATTTAAAGCTATTGCTGACCTAATAAATCATTTACAGTATATATTTATAGCAGATTCACCTGCTTATAAACTCGCAGATTGGAACTAACTAAGTTAAACACCGCTTAGTTTAACAGCTAAGCGGTTTAAAAGTATGAAACATATCAAAGTATTAAAAGAGAAATTAAACACCGTTAGCGAACTAGAACCGCTTATAAATATGTATTTGTTAAATCCTTTATGTATAGATTTTAAAGTATTATCACTAAGGCCAACAAAACGTAAAGTAAAATCAAGTGGTTATGTTAGAAAACTAACCAAAAAAAAGCACTTAATATATACTGGATATGAAGTATTGATTTTATTTATCTACAAATGAAAGAATTTATATTAGCCTTATTAATATCCTTATTCCTACTTATAACTGTATATACTGCCTTTGACGGAGTAAGAAATAGCAGTTGTATAAGTATTAAAAAAGATTATTCATCAGTAAGTATATTCAGCAAAATACCTGTAAGATGTGTAAGTTATGTTGATGTTAGATACTACAAAAAAGATAAAAACCTCTTAGAGAGCAAATAAAAGCCTCGTTTTCTTATCCTATAGTTTGAAATAGCTATAAAATACAATGTTTTAACAAAAGGAAAAAGTGCGACTCGTTCATCCTGCCAGTAAAAAATCCCATTAAACCTATAGTCTGTTATATTTAATATGTTCCTAACCTGTATCATTTGTTATATAATGAGGATATTGGAGGTGATTAATTAATGAAAAATTTATATTTTATTTTATATCAAAAAATACACAAAGGACCTACAAGATACGATACAGTTATTGAAGTTGAAACTAAAAAAAATAAAGCCTTAGAAAGAATTAACATATTAAAACGTAATAGATTTAAACCTATTTTACTATCCGGTGTTGCTCTAAGTGGTAATTTTAAAGATTTTAAGACTATTGAAATGTACGAGGACGGAATAGATAGGCGTGGACTCACCGCAGAATTAGTTAATTCATACTTTAAATTATAATACGTATTAGATGAGTAACTACATTCTATGGCCCGGTGATATCGATATACCAAAAAGGGTGTTACACCTAGTACCACGTGAAGAAGCATATATACACAGTATGGGTAAAAAATGCACATGTAAGTGTGTCCCTATATTAGAGTCTTATTATAATGGTAAAATATGTTTAGTTATTCATAACCCTGTATCAGAATTAAATACCCCTGTAAGCTACGAAGATATAAAGAAGTTTAAGAAACTATATTTATTAACGGAAAAAAACAGAAGCTATTTAATAAAATGGACAAACAAGTAACCCAAAAGAGGAGAATAAGGGAAGAGTTATTATTTAGAAAAAACTTTGAAAAGTACAGATACTATACACCTATAGGCAAGGGTGAAGAGTTTTTAAAGCTATTAGGTAGTGGAAAATATCTAGTAGGTTTGATCAGTGCCGCAAATGGTGTAGGTAAAACACGACTTGGTGTTTGTTTAATAGCAGAACTTATATGGCAAAGTGGCAACAAATGGTTTAACTACCCATTGTTTAGGAATTGGAAATATCAAAAAAAGATAAGAATAGTATCAGACCCCTCTACAATACATGACACAATTATCCCTGAAATGGAAGAAATGTTTCCAAAGGGTAGGTATAAACGTAATAAAAAAGGTAAGAATTATTGGTATGAATGGAAAACTGATAATGGCTGGTTAATAAACCTGATGACTTATGATCAGAACGTCAAGGAATTTGAATCTGCAACATTGGGCTTAATATGGTGTGATGAGCCACCACCTAAAAATATATACAAAGCTAACATATCACGTTTAAGAAAAGGCGGTGTTATGTTTATAACTGCTACCCCTTTAACTGGTAGTGCTTGGATGTATGACGAGATACTATCAAATCCTAATAATGAAAGTGAATATAAGTTTTTTGTAGAGGCAGAAGTTGAGGACGCCTGTAAAATACACGGTGTTAGGGGCTTCCTAGATCATATAGATATTGTTAGAATGGTTAAACAATATGATGATGACGATAAACAAGCCAGAGTCTTTGGTAAGTTCCAACACCTTGTTGGGTTAGTATATAAAATGTGGAATAGACAAGTACACGTAGTTGAACCTTTCGATCCTGACACTAAGGATTATGCAGTTATTGAGCTATTAGATACACACCCTAGAAATCCTGACGCTGTTATGTGGGTAGCAATAGACCGCAATAATAACTATTTTGTAGTAGATGAGTTATACGAATCTGACCTTAAAACAGAGGTATTATCACAAAAAATAAAGGACAAAGCAGGTAGCAAAAGGGTTGAGTGGCGGTATATAGAGCCGGCCGCTTTCATTGAAGACCAACATACTGGAAGATCATTGTATAGTGATTTATATTCTAATGGTTTGGTATATGAACAGGCTTCTAAGAAAAGAACAGAGGCAATAAAACTTACTAAAAGTGCCTTAAACTATACAGCAGTTGGTGGTAAGGTGATAATACCCCCTAAGTTGTTTGTTTGTAGAAATTGTGTACGTACTATTTGGGAAATAGAACATTGGCAATGGAAAGAACATAGGGGTAAATCAGCAGAAAATAAAAGCCCTAGTGAAAAACCTGTTGATAAAGACGATCACATGATAGAAAATTTAGGCAGGGCTTTACTAAGTGGTAATACTTTTATAGAACAAATTGATTATGATACCATGATTGCATTAACAGAGGGGAGTCTGGACGATTCTACAAATTTAGACCCATATACAAAGTAATGTCAGCAGAATTAGTTTATGTTAAACTTTCATTGAAAGAAGCATCTGTAATTAAAAAACTTAGAGGTATAGATTTTGGGGACGTGTACGTTTATAAATCAAAGGGTATAATACAAAGGGTTAAGATTATAAAAAGTGAAATACCAAATGATAAAGAGGGTTTGGAACTTATTAAAGAACAAATACCTAAAAATAATAATTATTAATATAATATAAATATGGTAGAAAAAATAAACAACTATTCAGAAGACACAGAAGAATTAACACCAGACACTACAACTTTTACAAACAGTACATCAGATACTTTAACAGAAGAAGAGAAGGAAAGACTGAAAAAGCAGGTATTGGCAGAATATAAATTATGTAAAAATTCACAAGTTGGGAAACTAGAAACTAACCTTGCTAGATTAAAAATGTATAACAACCAAAGGCGTGATCCCGACTTGGTAGGTGATACTACACTATTTACTATAACAATGACTGTTTTGGCTTCATTATACGAGGACCAACTAATGGCAGATTTTGAACCCGAAGAGTACGGGGATATATCAACAGTTGAAAACTTACAACCACTAGCAGAGTATGATCATGGAAAAATGGAAAAAGACACTTTGGATTATACGTGGGATTGGGACACCTGCTTTTATGGTAAAGGTTACGTATTAATGAACCATTTTAATAGAAATCTTAGAGTACCAGTACCAAAGGTTATAGATCCAAACACAATACTTGTAGATCCTGACGCAGAATCTATGAACGGTGATATAGAAAGAGAGGGGCAGGTTAGGTTTTGGGGTAGGCATTTAGATTTAACAGTATTAGATATTAAAAGAAATAAAGCATTTGATGATGTAAGCAAATTTAGAGTTGGTGTGGACAAGCAAAGCCCTTTATACAAGGCTAGACAGCAGAGAAAATCTGCAAGGAATATACAAACGCAACAAGATACAAATAGAAAAGATTTTGGAGATAACGAAAAGTTTGATACTTTGCAATGGTGGACTATATTTAATGGAAAAAAGTGTGTTGTATATTTAGCAAATGGTGTTAGTGATATTGTTAGATACCATGTTGTAAGTGAGGTAGAGGATAAATGGCCAGTAATTGAAAGGTCCTTATATCCAATAGGTCATGAATTTTACGGAGTATCAATACCTGATTTAATAGAGGACAAACAAAGGGGTCGTGCTGTTTCTATTAACTTGGCACATAAACAATTAAGGTATCAATTATACCCTTCGTATTTGTACGATAAATTAAAGATAAAGAACGTAAATAATCTTAGAAATCTTGGAAGTAACAAATTTATAGGTGTAAAAGGTAAACCTAACGGTTTAGTAGCACCAGTTGAAAAAGGTGATTCAATAGATAAAGGTTTACTATCATATATATTGGAAAGCCTAGACAACGCCGCAAAAAGGGCTACTGCTACACCTGAAATACAACAAGGGATGTTATCTAGTAGTAAGAGAACACTTGGTGAACTAAACTTAGTTAGTGCTGGTGTGGATAATAGATACTCATTATCAGCAAAACTTTTTGGCAGTAGTGAGAAAAGATTTTGGCAACAATGGTATTATATTTACAAAAGAGATTTTAAAGACAAAATAGATGAAAAAATAATAAGGATAAATGGAGCTAGTGGGTATAGTTTTAGGTCATTAAATAAAGATACAATAGTTGCAAGGGTTGATCCTGATGTAAAGGTAGTATCAAAGGTAATATCAGAAGCAACTAAGAAAAAAAGACAATCTTATGGTATGGCTATATTATCTGTTGTTGGTCAGTATAAAGGTACTAACCTAAGGTATTTAATGAAATCTACAGCTAGAGATTTTGACTATAAAGAGGATGAAATAGATAGAATAATACCGCCTACTGCAGATGAGTACATAGCAGAAGGCGAAAATAAGTTATTATCAGAGGGTAAAGATGTATATGTTAATGCTAATGATGATCATCAAATACATATACAGATAAATAGTAAGGCAAACGAAACGCCTGAAAAGAAAGCTCATATAGAAGCCCATAAAAAAGCACTTTCTATAAAAAGAGATAGGCCAGATTTATTTAGACCAACAGATAGTGAGAAAGCACAGAACAACTCCAACGTTAATACAAATATAGGTGTATCCTTAAATAACAGTGGTGGTGGACAACAGTTGCAACAAACTCAACAGCCACAATCAAGATAGTATAAAGTTTTTCCCTGTTAAGATATGGAGCAGATACTAGATTTATTTGATGATCCTGAAGAACGAAGAAGATCAGTACAAGATTTTGAAGCGGTAAAAAATACACAAGGGTGGGCTAAAATGGTAAAGATAATGGAGCAGAATATAGACTTATGGCGGACACAACTTGAGGATCCAGATGTAGAGAGATCAAAAAAAGAAGAATTAAAATTAAAGCTTAAAATAGATTTATCAAAGTATTTAATAGAATTACCAGACACACTTCTTATTGAATTATCAAATGCTGAAAGAGGTTACGAAACTATAGTTGGGCTTGACCCATACAGCAGACCTAAGGTAGAATTAGGAGTGAATAAAGAAGAACCTTTATCTCAATAATAATTTATCCCCTGTTTTTACTATGCAAGATATAGACACACAAAATGTAGATGAAACAACACAATTAAATACACAAGATAATGATGTAGAAGTTAAAGATACAGAAACTAAAGAGGGTACTAAAGAGGGTACTAAAGAAGAAAAAAACACAGATATAAAAGATCCTTTTAATACTAGAGATAAAGTATCAACTGTAGATTTAGATGATGAGGATAAAGAAAAAATAGGTAAGCTGGTAAAAAATGAAGTAATATCAAGTGAGGAGAGGATAAACAGACAAGTAGAGCTTAACACATTCTTTCAATCCGATTTTGGTAAAAAAATATCTGAAAAAGGGTTAGAGGCTAAGGTAAGAGAATATGCAATGAAAGATAATCTTATGGGGTTAAAACTTAAAAATTCTATTTATGCAATACTTGGTGATAAAGCTTTGCAAATAGGTGCTGAATTAGAAAGAGAGGCTAACACAGAAAGCAATAATAATAATGTTAGTGGAAGTAGTACAGTAAAAAATACTGGTGGTAAGAGTGCTTTTGATATGACAAAAAAAGAGTGGGAAAAACACTTAATGGAAACTAGAAAAGGAAATCTTAGAAGAGAAGAAGTACCAACAGATTATTAGTATATAAGGCACTTATATCTTATTTACACGTACATTAATAATTAGTATAATTTACTTATCTACATCGAGCTTTGCATGAAGCTACAGTATTACAAGTACATCTATAAAAGCGTTCCCGGTAAGTTTTGGCAATTGCTATAACTTATAGGGTTTTAACGGACTTACGTCCAACTTACTTTATTGACAAATTAATAAATGTATAAGATTATTAATATAACTTAGTAGTGCTGACTAAAAACCTAGAGGCACACAGAAAGTAGATTTTATCTATTAGTATGTGTGTCTTTTTTGTTTTTTTAAGTACAATTTATAAATTTTTTAACTACATATGATTTTAAATGATGTGAACACACTTCCTTATGCTGTAGCTTCTACGTATGATAGGGCAATGCTTGAAAGAGCTTTACCTGAAATACTACACGATCAATTCGCACAGATTAAGGATTTACCAAGAAAAGGTACAAACGTACTTAAAATGAGAAAGTACGGTGCTTTAGCTGTAAACACCACACCTTTAGTAGATGGTGTAACACCAGCAGGTAGTAAGTTAAGCTATTCAGATGTAACGATTACTGTAAGACAATACGGTGATTTTACAATTGTTACTGATTGGGTAGATATGACTTCACCAGATCCAGTTTTACTTGAAGCCTCCGAAGTTTTAGGTGAACAAGCAGGACAAAGTATTGAAAGCGTACTTATATCTGTATTAAATGCAGGTACTAACGTACAGTATGCAGACGTTGGAAGCGACGGAAATACCGCTAGAACTGATGTTGCAAGTGATGATAAATTAACTGCCACAGAACTAGATATAGAAATTAGAACAATGAAAAACAATCTAGCAAAACCTATTACACGAGTTGTAAATCCAGATACTGGATATGCAACAACTCCTGTAAACAGTGCTTTTGTTGGTATCGTCCATCCTAATACAACTTACGATCTTAAAGGTATTAGCGGATATTCCCCACTTGAAGATTATCAAAATTCAGCACAAGGTGGTCTAAGAGGCGAGGTTGGAAAATATGATAGATTAAGATTTGTTGAAACTACACTTGCAAAAGTATTCTCTGGTGCTGGTGCTTCTTCTATTGATGTATATTCTACATTAATAATAGGTATGAATTCTTATGGAATTAGTAGAATTAGCGGTGAGGCAATGAGAAACATTGTTAAACCTTTTGGATCGGCAGGGTCTAGTGATCCGTTAAATCAAAGGGCAACAAGTGGTTGGAAAGCCTCGTTCGGTGCAGGAATAATTAACCAATTATTTTTGCTTAGAATTGAACACGCTGTAAGTGCTTAAACATTTATAGTAAGCTATGGGGATATTATATCCCCATAGCAATTTATTAAGTTTTATTAAATAAAATGAGTAATAGAATAGCAACACAATCAGACGTAAAAGGTGGAGTAATAACTTTTCTTGAACTAAGTGTAGATCCGGCTTCTATCAGTGCTGGCGCTAACGGCACTACTGCTATAACAACATCTAGTGATGACTCTATAGTTTCTACAGATAAGGTATTATTCTATAATGTAGAAGGATTAGCAGACGGTTTAGTAGTTGTTGATGTAACAGTTACAAATGACGCAGAAATTACACTAAACTTACTAAACACTACTGGAAGTGCAATAGACGAAGCAGGATGTACAGTAAGAGTAGGGGTTCTACAAGGATTAGCATAAAACATTTATACCAGCCCCCTGAATCTGTTATAATGGGTTTAATAATAAATTAGCCCCTGTTTTAATTATGGCTTTAAGCACACTTGATTACGGAACAAATAAAAAAGAATTAATGGAATCTGCAACCACTAGAGGTATAGATGTTTCTGAAGAGATGACTAACGAAAATATTATATCTAAGATACGTGCATATGATAAAGAGAATATACAAAGAATATCCTCTAATGATCAATCTAAAATTGAAGATCATACACCAGATGATGATTTAGAAAATGCTGATGAAGTTAAAAACAATGAACCTGTAAAACAAAATATAGAAAAACACGATTTTATAAATAGATTATCAAAGAATCCGAACCAAGTTAGCAGGAATAGACAGAAAAAGACTATAGAAAAATTAAAAGAGCAGGCAACAGTAAGATTCTTTATACCAAAAGATCCAAGAGAAAATGAAACTGCAACAATGGAAGTAGGTATAAATGGTGTTGTATTAGTATATAAAAAAGGTGAGATGTACGATATGCCGGAACAAGTAGCAGATTTAGTTGCTAACTATCTAAAAACTTTAGGTCAAGCTGGCAAAGAGTTTGCTATAGGTAGAGGTATATCTAAAACAGATCCAGAAAGTGGTAAAACTATAACAACAGAGCAAGCATTAGGATAAGTTAAAAGTAATATATGACACCTGCAAAACTTAAATGGTTAGTACAATTTAGAACACATACAGGTGATAACCAATTTACAGATACAGAGATAAAAAACCTTGCAAATATATATATTGAACATTTAGCACCTTTTATATCTGGATATACAAAGGGTAAATATTTTGGCTCTATTGCTACTACAGATTTAGTTGAAGATCAAAGAGAATACACACTACCAAGTGATTATATGGGTATGCTTAGGTTAGAAGCTAATTTATTAACAGAAGACGGAGGTGATGACAATAAAATTAAGCTAAAGAACTTAGAAGTATTAGGTACTTATCAAGTAGATATTGACGATGAGAGCGAAATAATAGCTAGATTTACAAACGCAGATTACAATTCTTTCTATCAGATATATAGAAATGCAATAAGAATTTATAGTGGTACTATCTATAATAAAACAAATGGTTTAAAACTTTGGTATTACCAACAGCCACAGCCTATTACAGATTTAACCTCTACAGTAGATATGTCAGAAGATCCAACTCCAAATACTGTTGGTATCCCAAAACTTTTTCACGAACCTTTAGCAACAGCTATAGTTAGAGAAAAGAAAACAAGAGGTGATAGGCCAAGACAGACAACACAGAAGGATTTACTGCAAGCATTTGAAAAAGACCTACTTGATGTAATAGAGATATTATCAGATACCAATGATGATGAATCACAGGATATTATAATGCCTAGTTATTACAATAATGGTTTTGATATATAATGGTTGTATATTTTTAAAAATTTAGTCTATAATAAAACTATGACAGAACAACATAAACCAAAATACTCTATAGGTTCTCATGTTCAAGACATCAATGAATTGTCAGAACATGGTGAGATTATAGGGCTTTCATCACTAAGAGAGGGTAAAAAGGTTACCTTTCTTTACCAAATCAAATCTAAAGAAGTAGATATACCAAATAAAAGGATTTTAGATGGTGTTAAAACTTTTAGAGAAGATGAGCTACAAATTTATAAAGTAAAAGGCCATGAATAAAAACATAAATAATAAGTCAAAAATAAAAGGTATAACTATTAAAAGGTTATACAACACAAAAAGATTTTATGAGTTGCTTATATCAGAAGGAATTAAATTCAAAGGAAATATAAAATCGGAAGTGTCTAATGGTTCATATAACCTACCTAATATATATAAGGTTGCAATAAAGGAATTAGGGAAAGAAAAATCTAATAAAATTTTAGAGAAATCAGCAAAAAAACTGTTTAAATCAAATTTTATAGGTGATTTTATTCTAAATAAGTTTCAAAGGGATATAAAAATACCACTTTTAACAGGGTATTTTACTGTTAGACCTTTAGTTAAAAACTTAGTTACTACTAGAGGTAAAGAAATAGTAGCAGAACAATTAGGTGGAACAACAACAGCACCAGTTACCGCAATTGCTTTAGGTACGGGGACAACGGCTGCCGCCGCAGGTGATACATCTTTAGAAACAGAAATATCAAGTGGTGGTGGAAGCAGAGGTGCTTCAACAGTAACTAATGAAACAACAACTACAACTAAAGATACTGAACAATGGGTAAAAACATTTAACTTTACTTCTACATTTGCAGTTACAGAAGAGGGTTTATTCGATAATAATACAATCGGTGGTAATATGTTGGCTCGTCAAGTATTTTCAGCTATTAATGTATCAAGTGGTGATAGCCTACAAGTTACACATAAGGTACAGATTACTTAGTATATTAAAAAAATTTAATAAGAGTGATTTATATAACTAACTTTAATCACAATAAAAGGGTAGGATTTTTTCCTACCCTTTTTTCATTTATAAGTTTATAATTATTTTATGGATGCAGTTAAAAATTTTGCTATAGTAGAAGTATCTACTGGTTATAACTCCTCGGCAACTTCTGTTGCCCTTTCTTCAGGTGAGGGTGCTAAACTTCCGCAACCTTCTTCTGACGGTGAATTTAACCTTGTATGGTGGAATTCAACAGACTACCCAAACCCAGCAGATGACCCTAATGTAGAAATTGTGAGGGTAACAGCTAGGAGTACAGATACCTTAACAATTGTTAGACCAGCCTCTGGAAATTCTTATAATAATGAGGGATCTAGTAATACTTCCTCTGCAAAGAATACTTCAGGAAAAACTTATAAAATGATGTTGTCTTTTACAAAAAAGGTTATCAATGATATTACAAGTACTATTAAAACAGGGTGGGTTAGTTATAAAGAAGTTACCCCAACAAGGGCAAGTGCAGATGATCCAACTTATGTTTTAACATTTTCAGGTGTTGATCTAACGTCTATTTTGAGTGTTGGTATGAGGCTTAAACTAACACAAAATAGTATAGTTAGATATGCAATAATTACTAAAGTTGCACTAAACGTTAGCGATACCGACGTAACTTTGTTAACTAGGTGTAGTGATTATGCTAGTAGCGACGCAGATTTTGACATTTTAGATACTGGTACATACCCTATTACAAATGTTTACTATTCTAGTAACTACGCACCCGTAGGTTTTGAACTAAACGCCGATTTTTGGAGTATAGAGAGGGGACTTTCAAGCTACACCAATTCTAGCCCGTCCGACGGAACTTGGTACTCTAGTGGCCAAAGTATAGATGTACCAATAGGCAGTTGGGATTTAAGGGGACATTTGCAAGTTGGGGTAGCGGGGGGTGATAATGGCAATAGCGTAACTGGGTGTTTAAGTGAAGACGCAACAAACCCAATATCAAATATATTTACAGGTGTGGCAATGCCCGTAACTAATACAAATACTAAAAAAGGCAGGGTTACAGTGGAAGGTAGGCGATCGTACACAAGCAAAACAACAGTAACAGCTTTAATTAAAGGGAATTTTTACCCAAGTAATTTATACCTATATAGCGATACGAACAATGGTTACTCTACAATTAAAGCTACAAGTACATATATTTAATAAATTTAAAAATCTAATAAATGGATGAAAAAGTAGTAAAAATAATAAAAAAAGATAAAGTAAAAGGCGTAGTAAAGGAAAAGAGGGATAAGAATGTAATATATGTTTTTACTTATGATAGTTACGACAATGTAACAGGTGATATATCTAAAGCTACCGCAGAAGTGAATATAACAGAGTTAAGACATGAAAAAAAAGATTTAAAAGAAAAGTTAAAAAGAATAAATTCATTATCCGATTTAATAATAGAGCTAAAATAAGTGTGTATAACTTACTTATTTATATTTGTATTATAATTAAAATATGTATGGAACTACTTACGCAACTCAACCATATGGTAATATAGGTCTTTATCAGACTTCAAATAACTATACCACAGTATTAAGTGACTCTATATCTACATCAGAAAATATTGTTAGATCATTTACAACACAATTATTAGATTTAACTGTACTACAAGGAACTATTAATAGTGCTATAACATTTTCAAAATCGTTAAATGATTATATATCTACTACCAGCAGTTTAGTATCTAATATATCTAAACGTATGTTAGAGAGCTTGCATATAACATCGTCCTTACAAAAAATAGGTAGTTTTTTTAAATCATTAACAGATACATCAACAATTTTGGACTCTTCAACAAGAAGCTTAGTTTCTGTTAAAGAAATTCAAGATAGCTTATCTGTTTCAGGTTCTATATCTAAAAAACTAACCAAAGGCTTAGTTGTATCAGAAATTCTAGTATTAAGTGCAATAAGAACTATAAGTTTAAATAGGGTTTTTAGTGAAGCCCCTACACTTTCAGAGTCTCTTTCTATACTAAGGATATATTTTAATACTTTGTTAGATTCAATATTGCTTATTGACTATGTAAATAAGGTAACATCGTTTATTAAATCACTTATAGATAGTGTTGTTACTAACTCAACGTTTCACAAGGCAACAAGTATTATAAAATCAGAAACAGATTCTTTATCAGAGGCTTTTACTACTTATAAAACACAGTTTAAACAACTTTTAGATTCAGCAAACTTAGTTGGTGTAATATCAAAACAATTGACTAAGTTAAAAAGTTTTAACGAGTCAGTATCTATTGTAGGTATTCGTATAACAAAAACCCTAAATGGTATAGACTTACTATGGAATAAAATAAATAAAGCTACTGCAACATTTACTAAATTAGCAAAAGCTACTGCAAATTGGATAAAAAATCCTAAACCTTAATTATGAAAGGAATAGTAATACAAAATAACGTTTTAGGTGGTATAGCAGATTCAGAATATATGGGATATAACAACTCTTTAGCAAGTATTGTTGGTTTAGATTTATACAGCGAGCTGGGTTTAAATAGAGTAAATCAAAAACTTTCCAAAATATCCTCCTCTACAATAGACGAGTTTGTGAAAAATACAGTAGTTGCAAGTAATGGTAAAGCCTACTGTTTTAGTGCGGACAGTGGAAAAATATGGGAAGTTGATACAAATCTTTCTGTTTCATTAGTGCATACTACCACTGCTGAATTAGGCGAAGTAAAATGCTTAGGTGCAAATGAGTTTGGGGGGTATATTTATTGGGCTACAGAGAAAAGGTTACATAGAATACCGGTTAGTGGTTTAAGTGATTGGTCAACAAACGCAATTGAAAATTGGGCTAAATTAAATGCAGATCAAGATCAATTAGGTTCTACCGGTAACACATATTCACTCACATCTTCAATTATCGAAACGTCCGTTAATACTATGCCTATAATACCTATTCATAGATATATAGAAAGTGTAGCGGTTTATGTTAATACTAAAGGTACTGGTGATTGGTCATTAGTTATACATGACTCTGGAAATAATGTTGTAGCTTCTAAAACTATTACAAATGTAAATTTACCTACTAGCGGTATAGCCTATTTTGAGTTTAGCAGTGCGTTTGAAAAACAAGGCGGTGAAACATATCATATACACATAACTTCTACAGTTGCAGACGGAGATATAGTATCAGGAACTACAGACGATTTATCAACAGCACAGATAGACTTGTTTACTGTAAGTAACAGTGATTATCATCCTATAGAAGTAC